TGGAGTAAACCCGGTTGATACAAACAGTAATTTTGAAAAATCTTATAACTAACGATGATTTTACTCGTAAAGTTATTCCATTTTTACGTAAAGATTATTTTGAAGGTTCACATCGTATAATTTTTGATAAGATTCTAGAGTTTGTAAGTAAGTACAATAAACTACCTACAGTAGAATCTTTAAAGGTTGATTTAAGCGAAGAGATTATTAATAATTCTCAGTTTGCAGAAGCAGCTGGAGTAGTTAATGAAATCGTTAATATAACAGAAAAACCAGATCTAGAATGGTTATTAAACCACACTGAAAAATGGTGTCAAGATAGAGCAATCCATCTTGCGATCATGAAGTCTATTTCTATTATTGATGGTAAAGATCCAGAGCTTACAAAGAATGCTTTGCCAGAACTATTATCTGAAGCGTTATCAGTATGCTTTGATAATAACATTGGTCATGATTACTTATTGAATGGCGAAGAACGCTATGACTTCTATCATATGGTAGAAGATAAAATACCATTTGACTTAGAAAGATTTAATGAAATCACAAAGGGTGGATTACCAAAGAAAACTCTGAACATCGCACTTGCTGGTACTGGTGTTGGTAAGTCTCTTTTTATGTGTCACATTGCTGGTTCTGTCCTTTCCCAGGGAAAGAATGCTTTGTATATTACTATGGAAATGTCTGAAGAAAAGATTGCTGAACGTATCGATGCAAATTTAATGAATGTATCAATCAATCAGCTATGCAATCTTTCGAAAGAAGCATTCACTAGTAAAGTAAAAAATATTGGTACTCGTTCGCAAGGTCAGTTAATTATTAAAGAGTATCCTACTGGTGCTGCTCATGTTGGTCATTTTAGAGCTCTCTTAAAAGAACTTAAAATGAAAAAGAATTTTATACCAGATATAATCTTTATTGATTATCTAAATATATGTTCTTCTTCTCGTATGAAAGGTATGGGTGGAGCAATTAACTCATATAGTTATATCAAAGCAATTGCTGAAGAAATTCGTGGTTTGGCAGTTGAGTTCAATGTTCCTATTGTGTCAGCAACTCAAACTACTCGTTCTGGCTTTGCAAATTCTGACGTTGGTCTTGAAGATACTTCTGAGTCATTTGGTTTGCCAGCAACTGCTGACTTAATGTTTGCTTTAATTTCAAACGAAGAGCTCGATGGCTTAGGGCAAATATTAGTAAAGCAATTAAAAAATCGTTATAATGATCGATCCATTAATAAAAGATTTGTGATTGGTATTGACAGAAATAAAATGAAATTATTTGATGTTGAACAATCTGCTCAAAGTGGATTGGTTAATACTGGCACTACTACAAATACAAACTATTCTTCAAATAAGTATGAAGGGTTTAAAACATGAAAGTAAATTTAATTAGCTATAGTCAAGTTCCACGTAGTGACTATGATGAACCGGTAGATCTCCATAAAAGAATGGAAAATTTGATTGCATATTGTGCTAGGGTATCTAATCCCTCAAATCAAAACACTGTTGAGACTAATGAGAAACTACTTAAGTATCTTGCTAAACATAAACATTGGTCTCCATTTGAAATGGTTAGTATTTGTTTAGAGATTGAAACTACACGCGATATTGCTAGGCAAATCTTAAGACACAGATCATTTTCGTTTCAAGAGTTTTCACAACGATATGCTGATCCTACAAAAGAACTAGACTTTGTATACCGAGAAGCTAGATTGCAGGATAATAAAAATCGACAAAACAGCATTGAAAACGAAGATACAGAACTTGAAAAAAACTGGAAGCTAAAGCAGCAGTCGGTTATACACGAAGCAAAAGTAGCATATAACTGGGCCATCGCTAATGGTATTGCAAAAGAGCAAGCCAGAGCAGTTCTTCCTGAAGGTAATACTGTTTCTAGATTATACATGAATGGTACGCTAAGATCATGGTTGCACTACATAGAATTGAGATCTTCTAATGGTACTCAAAAAGAACACATTGCAATTGCCAAAGCTTGTGGCAGCGCAATATTTCGAATATTTCCTTTAATATTACAAGTGATAGAACAATGATAAAGAGTATTAAACCTAAATTGATATCAGTGCATACTAAATTAGATGGCACAGGTCGTGCAGAAGTTTACGAATATGATACTACGTATTATATAGATTTTTACGACGGCGATAAACGATTTAGAGAAGCCTATGGAAATCATTCATTGCACATGCATGAAGATGCGGCAGAAAATTGGGCGTTAGGAATTAAACAAACGCCATGGGGATGTCCTTTAATAGTTGAAGAAACTGCTGAGAAATAATATGTACTTAACTTGGTGGATGATTCTTATTCTTTATGTATGGTGGGTATTTTCAGTATACGCTATATCAAGTAGAGAAAAAAGAAAATCTTTTGCTTTAGGCATATCACTTGGAATAGAACAAACCTTATTGCGATTATATCCAGATGATACAATCTCTAATTCTCGTGAACATTTGGCGATATTACAGGATATCTTAAAGTCACCTAAGTATCGTAAAAAGGCCTCATGAGAGACACTTTAAGAAGCATCTAATGGTTATATACCACCTCTGGAGCAAGTGTCTCTCATGCCACCAGAGGGCCTCTAGAGGTGGCTCTCTAAGTTATTGATTTGATTAACAATTTATTTTTCACTTGTTACAATTTATTACAATTCTTTTTCCCTTATAAATCAATAACTTAGATTTCAGTACTTCTAAGCCATTGATTCTATTACAAAAAATAAATGAAAATAAATTGTACACATACATCTAATGTGTATATAATGGTACTATAAATTGAGATTGACAAGGAACTAGAGATTATGTACGTAGCAACGCTGGTAAGAGAATGTGACTTCAGTGACCGAAAGTACGACGTTCCAGTAATGGGTGCTATGGCTGTAGCACGTGGCGCAAGTGGACGGTACTGTCCCGTGATGTTTGTAGGTCCAGAGATTTTGGCTCAGCACGGTGTAACTCCTCTCACAGAAGAAGAGGCTTATGCTAAAGTTAGAGAAGCAGGGGATGGCTACGCTGACTTCTATCCTGAGCTAGTTAAGCCGTATTTGATTTGAAAAAGTTTATTGCCTCGGTGGTGAAATTGGTAGACACAAGAGACTTAAAATCTCTCGCTTTCAAGCGTGCCGGTTCGACTCCGGCCCGAGGCACCAATTAGTAAAATAGGAAGAAGCTATGGAAATGACAATTAAAGAAGCTATTAAAGCAGTCAAGAAAGGCAAGAAAGTATATGGTTATGTGTCAATGACTTCTGAAGATGGAACCTATATTCTTTTAGTAAAGAAAGATGTGCTTACATGGTTGAATGATTGTCTAGAAAAAGAATGTGATTTTATGGTCAATTGCAAAATTGATAATGGCCGTGTGTATTTTAATTAATTTAATATGAGAAAAAATATGATGCGTACTTCTACTAATTATGTAACAACAATTGATTTCATGTCAACAGTCGATATGGAAAAACTCGAAGCAATTCGTGCTTCTGTAAGAGTATTGAATTCTTCTCTTAGGAATAGCAAATTCAGAGTTTGTCTTCGTGGTAGAAAACCACTTTCGAAAATTAATAACAAATCTTATGATTGGGGTGGTAATATTGTTGGTGGTATTTGCAACGCTCAGCGTGCAGACGTTTATATCTATCCACGCCGCTAATTTAATTTTGCACTCGTAGTTCAGTTGGATAGAACAACGGATTTCTAATCCGTGGGTCGCAGGTTCGAATCCTGCCGGGTGCACCAATACTATACTGAGGAATACTTATATGAAACTTAGACCAAAAGTTATCTTTGACGCAACAAATCCAGAACATAGGAAAGCTTATTACGATTTTATTGAAACAAGTACGTGGAGCAATTCTCCATTTAGATTTGATGTAAAATCTTACGGTAATACAAAGGGCCTGATGGATAGGCAATTGCTTTCGTACTATTTGTCTAATGAATTTTCTACTATAGACTCATGATAATCTCGCAATATGAAGGTCGCACAAATAAAGAAGAACGTCAAGTAATTGATGCACTTTTTTCTTTTGTTTCTAAAAAATACTTTCCTAGACATAAAGTTCATATTACATTTAAGTTCATGGAAGCTTTAGAAAAGAATGAAGGGATTGAAGGTGATATCGACTGGGAAGAAACTAACAAAGAAGAGTTTGAAGATTATCCAATATCAACTGCTCGCCGCCCAAGAGTTTTCATTATTCGAGTACAAAAGGGATATGACTTTAATACGTTTCTAACACTTATTGCTCATGAATTAGTCCATGTTAAACAATATGTACTTGGGCAATTGTCTAACGTATACGTTACCAGTGAGTATCGAACAGTATTCAATGGAAAAGATGTAACAAATGTAGATTATCTAAAACAACCACATGAAAAAGAAGCTTTTAGCTTACAGGAAAAACTTGTAAATCAGTTTTTAAAAACATATAAATAGTACTATTAATAACCTTTTGTTGAAGATCATTCTATGAAAAAATTTAGTAGTTTTATTTTAGAGCAAAATAACGCCTCTGATGATACTCAAGTATCTTTATCAGAGGCATATTCATTTTTCCCAAAGAGCGAAATTGAAATATCTAATGAAGTACCTAAAGATATTGCTCAAGAAGTAAAACGGCTATTTACTTTTCTTAAGAAAAAATTTCCACATGTTGATTCGCCCATTAATATGGATTTGAAGAGTCCAAAGCTTGTTAATATTACTCGACAATTGCAAATGGATATAGCATTATCAACTGTAATTAGTGGCGCAAAACTAGATAAAGTAAAAATAAAATTTGGTAATGGTTCATCTGGTAACCGTGGCATTGCCAATCGCGGAAATTTATTTGAGACTATCTTTGCTGATGCGATTGTTGCATGGTGGGATGGAGAAGAAGTTGCAGACCCTAAAATAGCAGCTGCAATTAATGATTTGGATAAGACTTATAAACTAAAAAAATCTAAATCGTTATTAGTAAATGTTGTTGGTGGAGAAAATACTAAAAGGCCACTACAGTTTTCTTCTAGCAAAATCACATTGGCCAATACAAAAGGTTCTGGTTTTGATATTGGCGAATCAGTCACTGACATTACTCTAGTCACCGATACACAAGAAATCTATTTAAGTCTTAAGCTTGGGTCAACAACAACATTCTTTAACGTTGGCGTCAAAACGATATTAACTACTCAAGAAATTAAATCCGGAAAAATCACAAACGAAAAAGGTCTTAATTTGTTAGAGATTTTTGGTATTGATCCAGTTAAATTCTGTAAAGTATTTGATGGTAAGGTAAGAAAACGTGTAGTTGATATTGATCGTAACGCCAAATTCGATGCTGCAAAGATGACTGCATTATTGCAGTCAGGCATAGGATATGGTTACCATATTATTCATAAAATGTCAAATGGAATAGTGTCTAAGCAAATGGATAAAGCTGCTATGATTAAAGCAGCAAAACCAATTGGAAAGGTTGTTGTATATTATGGTGGAAAAACTGGTCAAGGAATACGAGTAGACGTTGAATTCGAATCAGCTTCATACAAATTTAAGATTAATATTCGAGACACACAAGGTAAAGATGGGTTCCCTACACGCATGATGTGCGACTTTACTGCTAAATAGGAAATAGATATGTTATCATTTAATAAGTTTTTATTGGCAGAAGCAACTGGCAAAAACACACACATGACTCACATCGAAGATTTAGTAATCTACGGTGGAGTAAAAGGAGCTCGGCAAGCAATACTTGCACTAAGATCTCTAAAGGATATGTTAGCAGGTTCTGCTACTTCATCTACTGATGTTACTGTTAAATGGGATGGAGCTCCAGCTGTGTTTGCTGGTATAGATCCAACTGATGGAAAATTCTTTGTAGCTAAAAAGGGTATCTTTAATAAAGATCCTAAAGTATATAAAAGCCATGCCGATATCGACGCTGATACTTCTGGCGACTTGTCTAAAAAATTAAAAATAGCTTTTACCGAAATGAGTAAGCTTGGTATTACTGGAGTTGTGCAAGGTGATATTATGTTTACTTCTTCAGATATTAAGACTGAAACAATTGATGGCACCAAATATATTACCTTCCATCCTAATACAATTCTTTATGCATTTCCAGCAGATTCAGATCAAGCAGCTATTATTAAAAAGGCTAAAATAGGTATTGTTTTCCATACCAGCTATTCTGGTGGAACCTTTGAAACAATGACAGCATCATATGGTGTTGATGTATCTAAATTTAATAAGGTATCTACTATCTGGGCACAAGATGCCGAACTTAGAGATATGTCTGGTAAAGCAACACTTACTAAAGCAGATACTGCTGAAGTTCAAGAAGCGCTATCCATTGCTGGAACAATATTTCAAAAGATAGCAAGTTCTACTCTAAAAGAAATAGAAGAAAACCAAGAATTTGCTGGTATGATCGAAACTTATAATAATAGCTTTTTAAGAAATAAGACTGCAATAAGTAATACGTCAAAACATGTTGATGGTCTTATTCAGTATGTTAACGATAAATTCCAAAAAGAAGCCGATAAACGAAGTACTGATGCTGGTAAACAAGCCCAATATAAAAAGAGAGATGAAATACTTAGTTTCTTTAATTCGACAAATAAAGCAAATTTAAAATTAGTGTTCGATTTACAGCAAGCTATAGCTCGTGCAAAATTAATTATTATAAATAAGCTAGACAAACTTAATAAAATTAATACTTTTGTAAAAACTAAAACAGGGTTTAAAGTAACCGGCCATGAAGGCTTTGTTGCTATAGACCGCATTGGTGGTGGAGCTGTTAAATTAGTAGATCGTCTTGAATTCTCTACTAATAACTTCGACCCAAACATTATAAAGGGCTGGGATTCTCCATCTCGTGGCTAAATGGAAAATATAAATGTACTCTTTTAAAGACTATTTAACTGTAGATTATACTGGGTCCGGAGACGAGCTATTAGCTCTTGCCGCAATGAAGCGCAAGAGAGCTGATGCTGATGGTACCGATGAAAGTGTTGATTTAGAAAATGAAGCAATAGATAAAAATCATGCAATCTATAAAGAATATTTAAACCTCAAAAAATTGTCTATTAACGATTTGCGCTCAATAATTCAAAAACAGCAAAAGATCGTAGATGTAAAAGACTATACTACAAAAGACCATGCTGCTTCTGTTATTATACGCCACCGTCATGGTGACAAAAGAGTTGATGCAGTATTTGGTTTTAACGAAAATACACCAGTAAACAAAAAAGGTATCTGCTAAAAAATGAATAGCATGAAATCTTTCTCAGAATACTTAGTCGAAGAAACTAAAGAAATAGTATTTACCTTTGGCCGCTTCAATCCTCCTACCACTGGTCATGAAAAGCTATTGACAAAAGTTGCCACAATTGCAAAAGGCAATAATTATCATATATACGCTTCTCAATCGACTGACCCAGAAAAAAATCCTTTAGATTATACTACCAAAATTAAAGTAATGCGCAAAATGTTTCCAAAACATGGGCGCAATATTATATTGGATAAAAGTATAAAAAATGCTTTGGAAGTTTTAACACATCTGTACGATCAAGGATATACCAAAGTAACCATGGTAGTAGGATCTGACCGTGTAAATGAATTTGCTGCTTTAACAAATAAATATAATGGTCAAAGACTTAGACATGGATTTTATAATTTTGAAGATGGTATTAATATAGTATCTGCTGGTGAAAGAGATCCAGACGCTGAAGGCGTCGAAGGTATGTCAGCATCTAAAATGAGAGCTGCCGCTGGTCGTAATGACTTTGCATCTTTTTCGAAGGGATTACCTAATTCCTTTAAAGGAGGCAAAGAACTTTTCGATGATATTAGAAAGGGTATGGGTATTAAGGAAGCTTCTGACTATCACAAGCATGTTCAATTTGAGCCAATTTCAGAAGAGCGTGAAGCTTATGTGCAAGGTTCTTTATTCGCGGTTGGCGATGTAGTAGTTATAAAAGAATCAGAAGAAATCGCAACAATATCAATGTTAGGCGCTAATTATGTAATAGTAGAAACTTCTGATAATAAAAAATATCGCAAGTGGCTATACGACATTAAACTAGTTGATTAGTGGAAAAAAATATGACAAAACTAATAATAGACTTAATTACATCTAAAACTCCACTTTTGGAAGATAAAGATCCTTGTTGGGACAACTATAAGCAAGTTGGTCTCAAGAAAAAAGATGGCAAAACTGTTCCCAATTGTGTTCCGGAAGCTATCAACCCTGCTGATAAAGGTGAATATGATAATGAAGGAGCTATGGCAAAGACTCAGCTTCGAGGTATAGTTACTGATGCTAGTCATATGCTTAAAATGTTTTCAGATGAACAAAATTTACCTGAGTGGGTTCAAAACAAAATTACCAAAGCAGCAGACTATTTGCAGTCTGCTCATTCATATATGATGAATAAAGACGAACCAATTCAGGAAAAAACTAATATGAATACAATAAAGGTAAGTGAAAAACTATCAGTATCAGCTGGCATGGGCGCTTGGATAAAGGACTTTCAAGATTCAGATGCGCCACAGTTTGCTGATGCTGACGAAGACGAGCGTCGAACAATGGCCATTGCTGCGTTCCTTGCTGCAAAGCGAGAAGCAAAGAAAGGTTCAGATATGAAAACAGAATCAACTTCAAAGTATGCTCAGTCTGCTAATAAAATATTAGATGATCTAAAGAAAGCAAATATATCCGCAGCAGATAAAGCAAAATTAGCACAATTAGCAGATCTAATGGCTAAGATGAAAGACAAATAATGAAAAGCTTTTGGCAATATCAACAAGATGCTGTAGTAAATTTTAATTATCATGTAAAGAACAATATACCTTTACATGATAATATATTTAGAGTTGGCTCTGAAGCGTATTATAATTTATTTACAGAAGCTAGAAAGCAAATGAATTCTGGAAAATACTTGCCAGAAGAAATTGATAAAACATTATTAGAAACAGATATTGGTACATATGCAATTTATGAAGGCAATAATGTTCCCTTAGATTCTCCAATGATTTCTGAAGCTGAATATAATGGAACTGAAGTTGAATTGAATGAGCCAAAGCGTGGTGGATCTAAAAAGTTTTACGTATATGTAAAGAACGAAAAAGGTAATGTAATAAAGGTAGAGTTTGGCGATACTTCAGGATTATCAGCAAAAATAAATAATCCTGAAGCGCGAGCATCATTTGCCGCTCGTCATAATTGTGCTGAAAAGAAAGATAAAACTTCTGCGGGATATTGGTCTTGTAGATTACCTTATTATGCTAAACAATTGGGTCTATCAGGAGGAGGTTCATTTTTTTGGTAGATCCATATATCGATGACGGTGATATTCGTGAATTTTCTGCACATGTGTTAAGTTCTGAATTGGTATGGCATAGAGATTTAGAAAATAGAATTTTGACAGTTTTAGAAGGAATTGGTTGGAAGTTTCAATATGATGATGGTTTACCATTTGACTTAAATATTAACGACAAAGTGTTTATTTCTAGTATGCAGTACCATAGAGTATTAAAAGGTAGTACCAATTTAAAACTTAAAATAGAAAGGCATAATAACAATGGTTAGAAAAATACAAGAAGATTCTGCTTTACATGAGCATTTAGCTCAAGACGAAAGTAGACTCACTAGAATAGAAAGTAAGATTGATAAAATTACTGACATCATGGTTTCTCTTGCGCGCACAGAAGAAAAATTAATAGCATTAGAATCTGATAGAAGTATTATTAACGAAAGATTGAATGTACATTCTGATAGATTAGATGATGTTGAAGGTAAGACAGAATCAAGTAGACTTACTATAAATATTATTACCAACATATTTTGGATATGTTTAACAGCTATAGCAGGCGCAGCTGCTGCACAATATTTTATTTTTTAATAAGGAATTGCCATGATTAATAATTTTAAAGATAATCCAGTAGCTGCAGCATATGTTGCTATGTATGAAAAACAAAATACTGTAGACGAGTTAGAAGAAGCTACTGATTTGACAAAGGTATCTACTGATAAATTGCAAGCTATGTGGAATAGCCATAAAGATGAAGAGCGACCTTCTCCAGCTCTTGCTGCGCAATTAAAGAGAATCTCAGCTGAGTTAGCACAGCGCAAAAAATCAAATATGAAAGAACGCGCTGACTGGGTTCCTGAAGAAATTTCAGATGAAAGTGTTGCTGATTTTATGGGAGCCGCAGCTGATGCAGCTAAGAAAGGCGATAAGACTTTCAAATTTGGTGATAAAGAATATAAAGTTACTATGAAAAAATCAACAGCTGATGCTATCGATGAGAAAAGTGTATAATGGCACAGTACAGTGTTAATAGAAAAGCACATTACCATGCCGGGAACTCTGATGTTCACGAAGTGGTAATGACCGCCGATAAAGATGGTAATATTATCAACTCTGCAGGTGCTAGTTCAAATATTAATATTTCTGCTGGCTTAGTAGAAGGCTGGAGTCATATTAATAAATTTGGATTTAATTCATCGATTGGTTCTGGCAGTTGGGAAACTATCTATGATGGATCAAATAAGTACACATACTTAACTGTTGCAGGTGTAGCGGCGATTGCTTCTAGTGATCCAGCAGATTCTGGTGAAACTGTTGAAGTCCAAGGGCTAGATCAAAACTATAATCTAGTTGTAGAAGATGTGTTAGTTGGAGCATCGTCTCAAACAACATTTATTCGCGTATTTAGAATGATCTTTAAAGATGGTGCATCTGCATCAAATGTTGGTGTCATTACTGCAACTATTGGAGGCGCAGTAAAAGCATCAATCTTAGCTGGTGCTGGACAAACACTTATGGCTTTGTATACGATACCTGCAGGTAAAACAGGATATCTTCTAAAGGTCCACTTTAATGTAACTAAAAATACTGATGTAGAGTTTAGATTAGTAGTTAAACCATTTGGTGGACCATTTAACGTAAAAGGACAGTTTGGTACATTTGGTGTTCCAATAGAATATAACTATCCAGTTCCACTGCGCTTTTTAGAAAAGACAGATATAGAACTAGAAGCTTTAGCCGGGAATACCTGTGCAGCAGGCGGAATATTTGATTTAATATTAGTAGATAACGAGGTGTAATATGGCTACAAAAACTGGATATTTAAAAAATTCTATTGCAAAGGCAACTGGATACTACACGGCCAAAGGCGAAAAGCTAAAAGGTGCAGTATTATCACAAGAACAGCAAGATGCTTGGAATGGCGTTGTAAAAAAAGCAGCTAAAGCAAAAAAGCCAAAGGTAGATGCAGTTGTAGAACAAGTTGTATCTGAAGAAGTTGTACAACCTGTTGTCGAAGAAGTTGCACAAGAAGAGACAGAAGGTAAATATCTTTAATAAATAAAGTTAATAATGACTTTATTTTATTGAGGAAGTAATGAAGCTTTTTAATAGTTTGAATAAAAGCAATTTTGTTTTATTTGCTGCACATCATTATAATAACAACCAATGTGTAGATGCTGAAGAATTTTATGATGATTTGAAAAGATTTAAATACATCAAAAGATTAATAAGTAGATATACTCAGGTTGGCGAATTACAAGAAAGATTATTGATTAATCACATTGTGGTTATATTTAATCTATTTGGTATTGAAGCAGCTAAAAAAATGATGCGCTATAAATTTAATGAGAAAGAGTGGCCAGTAATAAAACCAATTTTGCTTTATTTAAACTATATCACTGACTCAGAAAATATAGAAATACCATTAGATCCTTTTGTTGTTGAGAGACTAAGAAAAATATGAGCATTATATCAAGAGCAGGAGATTTATTCTATGCTTATAGATTCCTTAAGCTATTAGTTACTTCATGGGAAGATACCGAAGCGTATAAGCTTGGAATTATTGATGCAAATGGAAAAGTACTTAAAAGAGCTTCTTCACTTAGCACTCCTAATGAAAAGTCTGCGTATACAGTTTTTCATCGTTTAGTCTTTAACATAAAGCGACTAGTGAATAAGTTACCATTTGGAAAAACCAAATTAGCTGCTTGGGCAACTGCTTTGTTTTTGATCAAAGAAGAAACTGGTATGTCTGAAGAAGGTATTCTTAAAGTTCTTAAAAAGATGGATATAGACTTTGACGATACATTGTTTGAATCTACTTGGTACATGCAAAACAACGTATTGCAACCAGGAACGTATACTTTGATGTATGATACTATATCTCCTAAGACTGGAGAAATAATAGCAAAAAATAATTCTAAAATAGTTGTAGATGAAAATTGTCTTCCTATAGGTACTATGTTAGGCGCACCAATATACGAAGTAACTCATGTACAAACTCAACAAAAGATTTTTATTAATCCTTCGGAAATAATAAGATGAAAACTATTACCCATATTCGTGAATCAAAATTTGAGAATTATTGTGATTTTTGCGATAAGCTAGAAAGTCAATGCGTATGTGGACCTAACGAAGAAGTTGCTGCTAATTCTGTTTCTGGTGGTGGTGTTGATATGAATACCACTGGTGTTGCATATAAGCATAGAGATAAGCGTAGAAAAGAAGATGTCAATGTTATGTATCGTAGATCATTAGGTATGCGGTATATCCAAAGTATGATAGAAAAAAGAAAAAAAACTGAGTAATTAATAATGTTATCTGCGCTGAAGGTTTTGCCATTTATTTTAATACTAGCTGGACTAGGATATGGTGCACATGTCTTTATTGTCAATCAGCTCGATACTCAAATCGTTCAGCTTCAATCAGATGTAAGACAATACCAAGCACAGAATGTTGCATTGCAATCTGCCGCAGAAATAAACGAGCAAACTATTCGATCACTTGAAGAAAATAGTCAAAGACAACTTGAGCAAGTAACATCATTGACAACCGCTAACCAGCAATTCCAAGCAGAAAAAGATGAGTACCTAAGCATTTTTCGTAGACACGATTTAGCTAGGCTAGCGCTTGCAAGACCAGGACTAATCGAGCCTCGAATTAATAATGGCACGGAAGAAGTATTCAGGCAAGTTGAAGAAGACACTAAGGAAATTTCTACGCTCAATGAATAAATTATTTGCTTTGATAGTATTGATGATTACATTACCAGGGTGTAGTAGCTTTTCTCTGTTTGGTCGTTCACAACCTCCTGAACCACTTCCTTTGCCTCCAGTTAAAATAATAACAGAAACAGTTCAATTAGAAATATACCAACCACCATTGCCTCCTGAAATACAACTTGACGATGTGCAGTGGTTTGTTTTGACAGAAAGCAATATGCAAGATAAAGTTGCAGAGGTCAAACGTTTTACTGGTGCTGAGTTTGTCGTCTTTGGTTTAACTCCTCAGTCATATGAAAATATGGCCTACAACTTACAAGAAATTCGTAGGTATATTCGTCAACAAACAGAAATCATAAAATACTATCGTGAAGCAACAAAGGTCAAAGGTAGTGATGGTTGGTTAGAAGAAAATGAAGAACAACAAAATACTCAAGTAGAAATAGAACAATCTAATAATGAAACTACTGAAACTAGTGCAGCTCCAACAGTACCAGAAGAAACTGGTTTATTTAGAAGATTAATACCAAACATAGGAAATTAATATGAAAAGAATATCACTGCTAATAATCCTATTTACATTGACTGGTTGCTCAGTTACAAATAAAGCAACTAGTGTATTATTTCCTGCTAGATACGATACTAATGAATATGAGCTTATTAATTGGATAAGAACTACTGCTGAGCTATCAGTAGATTCTTGTGCTAGCACTGATATATCTCGAGAGAATTTTAAGGTATTATATAAGAGTTCTTTAGAATTCAAAAACTTTACTCAGTATCTACGAAGAAATCAACCCGCACATGATTTAGCAATAAATTTACATACGCTCGTCGATGAAGGATATGCTCTATATGATAATCAAGAAGTATCAGAGTTTTTTTGTCAAACAAGTTTATTACAGATAGCTGATTCAGCCACAAGTATACAACAAGTAATAGGACGGAAAAGAAAATGAATGTATCAGATTTAGAAGTAAAATTTAATAACATACAACAAATGTATGAGCAAAACAAAATTTCCCACGCTGAGTATGTTACATTAATAAATGGTCTCAATCTAGAGGGTGCCATCAAAAGTGGTGCAAAGGATCTGCAAAAAAAGCAAGATCTTTATGATGCTATTGTTAAAGCTATGACAATAGTAAAAGCTCTATCTTAAAATATATCTGTAAAAGTGTTGTACATACACAACACTTTGATATATAATATTACCTTAAATAAATTAAAATATAATCCATTTACTTGGACTTATTATGGGATATTTTGCATGTCAAAAACAGATTACATGGGAATTCAGATAGATTATTCAAGAGATACTCTATTTGATAAATTGGGAATTCAAAGATTAAAAGAAAGTTACATGAAGGACGACGAAGAGTCTCCTCAAGAAAGATTTGCATATGTTAGCTCGAAATTTAGTAGCAATGTAGAACACGCTCAAAGATTATATGACTATGCAAGTAAACATTGGTTATCATATTCTACTCCAATTCTTTCATTCGGAAGATCAAAAAATGGCATGCCAATATCTTGCTTTTTGAACTATATCAACGATACGGCAGAAGGCTTAGTCGAAAATCTATCTGAAACAAACTGGCTTTCTATGCTAGGCGGTGGAGTGGGTATTGGTTTTGGTATTCGATCTGGTGATGATAAGTCTGTTGGAGTAATGCCTCACCTTAAAACTTATGACGCGTCATGCTTGGCTTATCGTCAAGGTCGCACTCGTCGTGGATCATATGCTACGTATCTAGACATTTCTCATCCAGATGTAATAATGTTTCTAGAAATGAGAAAGCCAACTGGCGATCAAAACGTGCGTTGCTTAAATTTGCACCATGGTATTAACATATCAGATCGGTTTATGGAAATCATCGAAAGATGTATGACCGACGCAAATGCTGATGATAGATGGAATCTAATTGATCCACATTCTGGACAAACTAAAAGCACAGTATCTGCAAAAGCTTTATGGCAAAAAATTATAGAACTGCGTATGGAAACTGGTGAACCATACGTACACTTTATTGATACGTCCAATAGACACCTTCCACAATTCCAAAAAGACCTTGGACTTAAGATTCACCAATCAAATCTTTGTTCTGAAATTATTCTTCCAACGAATAAAGATAGAACGGCCGTATGTTGCTTATCATCAGTGAATCTTGAATACTACGACTCATGGTCTAAAAATTCATTATTCTTGAAAGACATAGCTGAAATGTTAGATAATGTATTACAATACTTTATAGATAATGCTCCTAATACTGTATCACGTGCAAAGTTTTCAGCTATGCGTGAAAGAAGTATTGGTGTTGGTGCATTAGGGTTTCATGCATATTTGCAAAAGAATATGATACAATGGGAAAGTTGGCAAGCAACAAGTGCCAATGTGCGAATGTTTAAATATATTAGGACTAAACTTGATGAAGCAAATATTGAACTTGGAAAACAACGGGGTGAAGCACCTGATGCTCAGGGTACAGGAAGAAGGTTTAGTCATGTCATGGCTATCGCTCCTAATGCTTCTAGCAGTATTATTATGGGTAACACTAGCCCAAGCATTGAACCTTTTAGGGCAAATGCTTATCGCCAGGACACATTATCCGGGTCTCATCTTAATAAAAATAAGCATTTGGTGGACATTATTCAAAGTAAGATTGAAAATGGGCAAACTAAACAGGCAGAAGACGAAATCTGGTCATCAATAATTTCTAATGATGGATCTGTTCAGCATTTGACAATGCTAAGTGATGATGAAAAAGCTGTATTCAAAACTGCTATGGAGATCGATCAACGTTGGTTGATTAATCACGCTGCTAAGAGACAAGAATATATTGACCAAGGACAATCACTTAATTTATTCTTTAGACCAGATTCAAATATTAAGTATCTACATGCAATTCATTATTTGGCGTGGAAACAAGGACTAAAAACATTGTACTATTGCAGATCAGAAAAATTAGGTAAAGCTGATAAAGTAGCAAATAAAATTGAAAGACAAATTATAAAAGAATTAGATATGACTTCGTTAGTAAATGACGAACCTTGTTTAGCGTGTGAGGGTTAATATGAGTTTAAAAGTTTTAAAGTTTAGTGCAAGTTGGTGTGCTCCATGCTCAATGCTTTCAAAAGTAATTGCATCAATCGATACAGATATTCCTTTTGAAGAAATAGATATCGATGAGAATCAAGAATACGCTCAGAAATTAGGTATACGTGGTGTACCAACTTTGATCATGATGTATCACGATCCTATAGCTGGATTGCATGAAGTTAAGCGAAAATCTGGTATGATGAGTATACCAGATCTGGAGGCGTGGCTAAGTGAGTAAATTAAAGTTAACTGATGAAAGGTCTTACTTTAAACCATTTTCATATCCATGGGCATACGACGCTTGGTTAAAGCATGAGCAATCACATTGGCTTCATACAGAAGTTCCAATGTCTGAAGATGTAAAAGACTGGCAATCAAAATTATCAGAATCAGAAAAAGGATTTTTAACAAATATCTTTCGCTTTTTTACACAAGGCGATATTGATGTTGCTGGTGGATATGTTAATAATTACCTACCCTATTTCAAACAACCTGAAATAAGAATGATGCTTGCAGGATTTGCTGCAAGAGAAGCTCTTCATGTTGCAGCATACTCTCATCTTATTGAGACTCTTGGTATGCCTGAGTCGACGTATTCTGAATTCTTAGAATATGAAGCTATGAAAGACAAGCATGAATATTTTGTTGATATGTCAAATTCAAATGGAACTGTTGAATCTGTTGCAACAAACATTGCTGCGTTTTCTGCCTTTACTGAAGGTATGCAACTATTCAGTTCTTTTATTATGTTGTTGAATTTTCCACGTCATGGTAAAATGAAAGGCATGGGACAAATCATTACTTGGTCTATTGTTGATGAAACACTACACGCAGAGAATATGATCAAGCTATTTCGTGAATACATTAATGAAAACATTGAAATTTGGAATGATGAGCTAAAAGGAAAGATATATACTATTGCTGAGAAGATGGTTGAGCTAGAAGATAAGTTTATTGACTTAGCATTTGCTACTGGCGGTATAGAAAATCTTAGTGCTGACGATGTTAAAACTTACATTCGATATATTTGTGATAGAAGATTAATTTCTTTAGGGTTAAAGGGAATTTATAAAGTAAAAAAGAATCCGTTGCTCTGGGTTGAAGAAATGATTAATGCTCCAACGCATACTAATTTCTTTGAAAATCGTGCAACGGACTATGCTAAAGGCGCAATCACAGGAGATTGGAAAGATGTTTGGGGAGTATAAATGAAGCATACTTGTAGTTCATGTAACGTATTATATAGAGTAATTTCTGACGAAGCTGATGATGATGACCTTGAAGCAATTTACTGTCCATTTTGCGGTGAAGAGCAAATAGAAGAGCTAGATTTTAACGACGAATAAGAAATATAAATAGTCCATATAAACACAATATGGACTATTTATGAATCACTGGTTATTGAAAGATACAATATATTCACCTGAAGAACTCAACGATAAAGAAGTATATGGGTTTGTTTATTTAATTGAAAACTTAACTAATGGTAGAAAGTATATTGGTAAAAAGTTTTTTTGGTCAGCTAAGACTAAACAAGTCAATAAGAAAAAGAAAAGATATAAAGTTGAGTCTGATTGGAAAGATTATTATGGATCATCTGCTGAGCTTGGAATAGAGATAGCCAATATAGGAAAGGAATCGTTTAAAAGAACTATATTGCATTTATGTAAAACCAAAGCAGAATGTGCCTACTTAGAATTAAAAGAACAAATTGAGCGAAACGTGTTATT